CAAAACCTCGCGTTGTTGATGGACCCTTCGATGGCGGCATACCTCAAAGGTGTGTCACAATCGGCGGGTGGTCAGATTCTGAACGTGGGCAACGAAATCTTGGGATACCCTGTATTCGCATCTACGAACGTGGCATCGAAAACAGCAATCGCCAAAACGTATTTCAGTAGCATAACGGACGCGGCTGACGAAACTGCATTCCGTCCAATTTACTTTGTTGACCCATCGGATGTTTTCATCGCCAAATTTGGGGGGCTTGACATTACAATTGACCCGATGACCTTGGCTCACCAAGGAACGGTCCGATTGATTGCCAACATGTACGCTGACGCAAACGTCCGTCGTGCGGGTTCTATCCAAATCCTTGCAGGATTGACCGCTGCTTCGACACCTGCATAAACCATTGACGCATTGCCCGCCGTGCGTTATGCCATGCATGTAAACGCACCGCCAATGTCGCACGGTTGGGCATGTTTCAATTTCCATTGAGAAAGGGGCTGACAATGGGTCGGCCCTTTTTTCCAAATCCATCCAATCCAAATGAAGTTCGTTCGAAACACTTTTCCCGATGCACTGAATGTGTTGACCCTTGCAACGGCCAAAAGCCATTTGAGGGTGGAACACTCAACGGATGACACCTTAATCACCACGCTCATTTCCGTGGCCCAAGACATGGTTGAGGCGTACACCGGAACGTTCCTTCAAGCGACCACGGGACATTTCTATTTCGACTTGTTCCATGACTTCGTTTTCCTGCATGCAGGGCCATCCCTTGCCATCAACACGGATGTCGATGGAGTCACATACATCAACGATGATGATGTGCGGACCACAGTGTCCGCCGCCGATTACCAATTGGACGGGAAAGGGTATCCCGCACGGCTGAGGATGATGGACATTCCTTCGGATGTCAATGATGAAATCAATGCTGTACGGATTGACGTGACCGCAGGATACACCGATACCAATCGGCCCGATGCACTCATTGCCGCCATGTTGCTCATCATTGGCCACTTGTATGAAAACCGCCAAGATGTTGGGCAATTCAAAACCCATGAAACTCCATTGGCCTCAAGGTATTTGATGGAGCCTTATCGCCTCAAGTCATTCACATGAACATCGGTCAACTCGATAAACGAATTACAATTCAGCATCGTCACGACGCAACTGATGCGTGGAATCATGGCGTGGTGACATACGGATCGCCGCAAACGGTTTGGGCTTCGGTCAATTTCCGCAGTGGCCGTGAAACTCAAAGCGCGGAACAACGCGTCAATGTGGACCGCGTGTTCTTTACTATCCGTCCGAACAGCAATGTGAATGTGACGGACCGTGTGTCATATGCGGGCGCATTTTATGACATCGAATCCATTGAAACCATAGGTCGTGGAGCTGGACTCCGACTCATCACCACAATGCGCGACAACGATGAGTGACATCAAGATTGAAGGGGTGGACAAGCTGTCAAGGCGATTGAAGAAAATGGAAAGCAAATTGGGCCGCAAAGGGGCTGTTGCTATCCTCAAAAAAGGTGCGCCACCAATCAAAAAGGAAATGAAACGGTTGGCCCCAAAACGAACGGGTCGCCTTCATAAAGTCATCGCTACACGGCGAGGCAAGAAAAATCGCGCCATCGGTGAATCGGTTATTATCGGACCACGCGGTGGCAAAAATGGCGCACCCTACGCACACATCGTGGAACTCGGTTCACGTGGTGGAACGTACACCGCCAAGCGTGGGAAATTCAGTGTGTTTGTAGCGGGTGGAGGAACCATCCGTGTCAAGCAAATCAAACGCCGTGGTGTGCGAGGAGTGGGGTTCATCAAGCAAGCGTATGAAACCAAGCAAAGCGATGCCGAACAGCGTATCGCGGACGAAATCAAAAACATCGTTGAACTATGATTGGAGAAATCATCACCATCCTACAAAGTGACTCGGACGTTGTGCGAGCAGTGGACACCAAGATTTTCCCAATCCAACGAAAACAGGGGACGGGTTTACCTGCAATTGTTGTTGACCTCATTGATGTCAAAACGAATGAGTCCAAACACCTTTCAAGCGACTTGGATTTTGTGACGATCCAAGTTTCAGCGTATGCCGACAACCCGAAGGAGTCTTATGACATCGCAGGATTTTGCCGCAACGAATTGGACAAGTACACGGGAACGGTAAACACTGAGCAAATCGAAATTCGCTTTGACGATATTGAAAGCGGAATATCAGCCGAGGATGAAACCTTTGTCACGATTTCCGAATACATCGTGACCGTGAAAAGGACGGCCCAATCGGGTCACACCTGATTAACCCAACTGAGCTTCAATCTGCTTTTTTACCTCAATTGGATTGGCAATCTTGGTCATTGTCACCCTGCCTGATCCTGTTCCTGAAACAATAATCTGGCCATAGCCTAAAATTCTTCCAAGAAGGCTCTGCTTCAGCTCCACATTCTCAACTTTGCTCAGCTTCATTTCATCTGTATTGCGGCTGAGGATGCCCTTCTTTACAATCACTTTCTTGCTTGTCAATGCAATTTCAGTAAACAGCAAGCCCAAAATGGCAAAAATCCACGTGTATGCGAACCAATGAATTTTGAATTTTGCTATCACCTTCTCCCCATCTGCAAGTGATTTCTCAATGTATCCCATGATGATTGTTTTGATTTATTTGTGGTGAGCCTTTCCTTATTCGCCCGCAAGACATTTTTCAAAGGCTCGTTGGTAAGCCTTCAAATTGACTGCGTTATTGCTTTCCTCATTCATGTACTTCTTTTCATAACGGTCAGCAAGTTTACAGTAACAATCCGTCTGCCTGCTACCTGTCAAGCCGTCACATGAAGCTACCCTTGATGCAAGGGTGATAGGCTCAGGAATGTTGTCATTAAATTCAACACGGGTAAGAGCGTCATCTGCTTTGGCCCTTGCAGTTGCACAATCAAAAGAGGTTGGGTCAATAGTTTCCGAGCCAAGAACAACGTCACTAATCCAATCACCTGCTGTCGTTTTGAAGTAGGTCAATACTCCATCCTCTTTCTGCTCACCTGTTAGCATGACTTCCTCACCTACGCAAAAGAACCTTGTCCAACTTGTAGCTTGCGATGGGCCTGCATACGCGAAACCACCATTCATGCCATTCACCACTTTCGGCCCTTGAGCAAAGGTGAATAGGGGCAAGGCCAAAAGGAAAAAGAGTGCGTTTTTCATGTTGTTTTTTTTCAAAGAAACAATTGAATTATTCGTTAACCAAATGAACTTGACATCGTCAACCTCATCCCATCCATAAGGTGGGATTTTTGGTGTTGTGAAACTCCAAATCATTGCCCCCGTCGAAGGAAAGTCATGGCACATTGGTCACACCATTTTGGTGGCCGATAAGCAAGGACAAAAACTCATTGATGATGGCGTCGCTATTGTTCACCCAACCGTGACCAATCCCGCACCGCCACGTCCATGTCCATGTGAGGATGAAACCTCAGAGCCATGCAAAGGATGCGAAGAAAAAGCCAAGGAATCCGATGAGGTTCCAAAGGCATCTCCAAAGCCAAAGTCCAAACGACGGAAGGTAAAAACACAACCTCCAACCAATAAAACATGGCAACCACAGGAACAGTAAAAGGTAACCTCGTCGGCGTCTACATTCAGGACGCGGACGGGTCAGGTGATACAGCTTTTGACCTTATCGCATGCGGCACAAACGCATCGTTGAACATCACCAATGAAATGATTGAGACAGTTTGCAAGGACAATGACGGCGCACGATCCGTGTTGCCAGGTCAGCAAGGTGTAAACATGTCAATCGAAGGACTTACAGCATATGATAACGTCGGACGAACGGCATTGTTTGCCGCTGTGAAGGACAAAACAAAATTGACCCTTCAGTATGGCTCAGGCGTAACGGGTGACCCATTTGTCCAAGTCGATGCATACATCACAAGTTTTGAGGAAACTGCACCATTGAATGACATCCTTTCATTCAACGTGTCGTTCGATTGCCATAACATGACCACAGGTTCATTTAGCTGATAGCAATGACGAATAATTTGAGAGGCCAAACAACGGTCACAATTGGTGAAAGCACATTCGATGTGCTGTTGAACATGAACGCGTTCCGACTGCTTTGTCAGGACCGCAACATGGAGTTGGCTGAACTCGATGATTTCGTTAATGCAAACCCGTTGGACTTTGTGCCATCGGTAGTGTATTGGGGTGTGATGAACGCCGCAGATTTCAACGGTATTGACCGACCTGAAATCCCGTTCAATCGCCTTGCCGCTGTCGTGTGTGGTGACATGGACCAATTC